CGAATCAATGCGAGCTCGCACGGGGGCAAGCTGATAATATAATCCATCTTGCGGAATCGCCTTAAAAAGCGTATCGAAGATATAACGATGCAATGGATATAGTACCCACTGAGTGATACAATCGACCATAGCAACGACTCTAAGTTTTCCGGGCTCCTCAACTAGAGCCAATTTCCCAAGCTTCCCACTCTTCCCTTTCCAGTCCCTCTTGTCCATTATCCGGGAACGGTCCGCCTTTCCATCCGAGCGATCGGACAGTAGAGCGAGGCCTGCCTCCCATATTGGTGCAAAAAGGAGTACTGACGAACGAGTAAGAATAAGCAACGTAACCAAAGACTCAAACAGCTCTGGCCTTGTGAGCCAGGAGGCTGCATCATCAATGATATTTATAACAGAGACCGTTGATCCCTGGTTGCTTTTAAGGGTCTCTGACTTAGTTTTGTCCAAGACCTCCCGTTGGGAGTTAGGACTAGAGGTCATCAAGGCAATGCACCGAACCGTATACCCGAGTATCTCCTTACGGATCACCCCACCTGGCGGACACCACTTTCCCGGACTCTCGTGATTTCTCACTCGAGCAAAGGATCGTATGCCCGTTTTGGCAGGACGACTCGCAACCAAAACACTTCGAAGAGGGTTCGCCCCTAACCGAGCCAATTCAGCCTGGAACCACACGACATGTGTATCCCAAGCCTTCATGAAACGATCAGGTATAACCACTCCCGGATCAGTAACGGTCTTAAAGCTCATCTTTCCCTTGAAATTAAGAATTCGATACAATGTAAAGAACCCTAACCAAAGGCGAATCACTCCTCGATCGCCCTGACGGATGCGTAAACGATGGTTACCAGGAATTACTCTGGGGATACCAGAATTCGTTTGAGTAACTGCCGCCCCAACGAGCCTTGGCTGAACTCTCGTCTCTTCGCCTAAATAACGTAGTAAAACCACGTTACAAGTCTTGAGATAGATTGCTAAACCTCGGTCTCCCTGGGACTTTCTCACTCCTATAACAAATCTAGAAAATACAAAGCATGCCTTTACCCAACCCAAGGAATTACTACCCACGAGAAGCGGGGCTGCCCTTACGAGCAACCCCACTAATCGTCTACTGGATTTTACACCAGATTGCCAAATACTTGAAGCTTTTTTCAACTGTAAAGGAGAAAAAAGTTGCTTCATAATGATAAATATATAATAGTGTAAGTATTTAATATACAACCATTACAGGGATCCTGATGAGTACTTAAGAGAGGTGTTACCCTCCCCCCCGTTATTACTATTGGGACCTTTGAGACTATCTCAGGCTCTCTATCATCCGAAACCCAAAGTATCCTTCGGTTTCCCTTGATCCCCAATAAGGACCAAGGGGCCGCAGGCACCCTGTTAAGGGAGGGGTTGTGCCTTGTGGTTGCTCCAAGCAACAAAACGGAGGGCTCTACGCCCCCCTCCACAACGGTTCACACTGAACATTCTACACAAGTAGATTTTCACTATAGTGACCATATTTCATGTACTCATGACCCCATATGGCCCACCAGAACCTGGGTTCTGGGTCGGCGCCCGAAAGCCCCTGTATAGCTACTTCTCCTTCCTAGCTCCCTTACGGGTAGGTCTATGTGTTACACTGCACAGTCAAACCATTTTGCGGAGGATTTCCTTAACGAGGATCTCACCTCTCGCTAGTGCGTGATAGACTTTATGTGTTAGTCATACACACGTAGAATCGACCGTCTGCTCAATGGAGTGCCACTCTGCTTTCCCTTCTTGGTAGAAGGTTGAAACTATCCAGGCCTAGTACCTGGT